CCATTGTAAATCTGCGCTACCGTATCGACTCTATAGCAAGATACAGGCATATGTTTAATAATCTCAATAATGTGCTGAATCATTTTGTATAAATTTCCCAGTCGTTGTTAAAAATATCCTGCTCATTTAAAGCGTAGGATACAATTACATTATTAGGGTAACACAACGCTAATTGGTCTTGGTATACTAATGGTAGTCGTCTATCCACTAAAACTTCTTTAACTTGATCGGATAAAGAGGTCATTTTCGGAATAATATCTGGGTTTATGATAGATGGAATTTGCATAAAAACAAATAGACCATCAGGCCAAGCCCTCCTACGAACTGGGTAACCATCTTTTATTTCAGGTAGAATAGTAGAAAAGTCCATAATTCTTTTGTTTTTGTCGATTAAACGTGCCAGGGGGAGGCATTCTTATCCTCCTACTATAGCTATCTCAACACAAAGATAGTGACTACTGAGATTTTATTGTGTCTTATTTCTCAGTCAGGGTTTTCCCTAACCCCTGCCGTTTAATCTATAAAGCCTATACAGGCAAATATTAGGCAGAGTCTTTTTGTTTTTCTGGTTGAGAACTCTGCTTTAACGGTACTCCGGTAAACTCAAATCGTTCAGGCGCGACCTGACATCGTAGCATATGTTGGACTCGAACCAACGACCTCTACATCCCAAATGTAGCATTCTACCAACTGAACTAATACACTAGAATTTGTTAGGTCAGGGTTCCCTAACTGTCTTTCCCAGACGCTCCCGAAAGATTTGAATTTCTTAGGCTGTAAGAAATCCCTAAACCCAGACTGATTTTTTCGCTGTGGAAAATCAGTAAAATGTCAATAGGTTTTCTGTGTGTGCCACATTAAATACTCTTAGATACCTATAATCCTAAGAGGACTACAATCTGATTTGTCAGATCAGAAGGTTTATGAGGTAAAGTAATGCCTCAAATCCCTTTGACTAAACTCAGCTATCTCCGCTGATTAAGGGCTTTCTCATTTCTGAGCCTAAACCTATCTGGCCGTGACTTACCATCCACGCACTACCCCTCTTAAGGATAGGTAGGATTCTAACCTACAAAAAGCTAAGGCTCACCAGATTTATGTCTATTTACGTTGTTCACTTTCGTGGGTAGGGTTCCTATTCAATCCCTATTTCTAGGTCATCCCCTGGCCAAAGTCACATCTGTTGAAACTCTCAACTAAGATGATAAAGAGCGTTCTCCTGCTTTTCTGAGTGTTTGAAAGGTCACTGAAAAGTGCTTGCACCACATAAATAAGACCTCCTAGCCTTTCCCAGTGTCCGGTTGCTCACCGTGTCGGGAGGTCTAACAGCTTTTGTGGCTTACCCGATGTTCCCACAACTTATTTATGCTGTCCTATACCTGCATCTTAGAAAGGACGGTCTAGGTTTTATCGGAGTTTTCTACTCTCTCCTTCGTGGCTCTCGATGCAGCAACCTGAGTGCCGCTATTTCGCCTTTAGTCAGACTGTCACTTTCATTTTTCTTTTCCTCGGTTTGATGTCCTTCATTTAGGATAATCAACTCATCTCAGAGTAAGCAATCACCGAGTTCTCAAGGAGCCAATTTCTTTATCGCATTTGCGTGAATTTGGTTCTTTTTTCAGAATATCTGAAAAAAGTATTCAGGTAGACATCCCGATTTCGCTGATACAAAGATGCAGAGTAAAATTTAAAAAGTCAATACCTAATGTAAAAAATTTTGAAAAAACTTTACATGAAGTTTAAAACATGTAAAGAAATCACGAAAATCTTTCACTGAGCTTGAGAAACATTTAATCTAGCTATTAACTCAACTGCTGTCTCAAAATCTCCTAACCAAGCTGATTCTAATGGGGTTGGATAACTTCCAGAAAACCATTTGTTCTCTATGATTGTATCAAGTACTCCCATCCACCCTAAAACCTCAGCTTTTCGTTCACCTATCTCTATCGCTTTCGCTTTCGCCTTTCGTTCCTCTTTGGTACTCGGCGTTGAAAACTCAACACGTTCCCAGAATGGTTTATATCTAGGGTTTTCATGTAGCGACGCGAGAAATGTGTAAAAAAAAACCTGATCTTTAGAATCTCAGATAAGGGACAGTCAGAAAAGAACTCAGCCCTTTGTTTTATGAACTCAGTGCGATCTTTTGATTTGATTGGTAACATCTCTCCCTTTTTACGAGCTAGAATCGCAATCTCCTCAAGACCTAGGCTAAATTCATAATTACCATCAGTGTCTCCTTTCTTATCCACAAGTTTTTGAACTCTTCTGGACAATTCTAACATAGTGAGGGATTCCCCTACCGTCAATTTTCGGGTAGGGAAAATCTCCTCTTGAGCAGCAATGAAAAACAGTTCCCCTTTGTGAGTAATGGAGAACTGTTTTATCCTGTCCAGGCTAAAACTATTAATAACAGCAACTACATGATTATAGAGGGTTACAGTCGTAAAATCATCACCGGGTATTAGAAACTTAGAGCCAATTGGAGTTACATCATCAAACTCAAGTAATGATAGGTCTTCATCAGGGAAATAACACGTAAGGACATCAATTAAGGTATCATACCCAAATTCTTCGTCTTTCAACAAAGCCTGTTCCATAGCCGTGGCATCCACAAACTGTTGGAATGTAATGTCAGAAGCCGTTTGAGGGACTTTGAACTTTCTGTTATTTCCTAAGTTTACTATCATTAGATTTCAATGTTTTGGCGAGCTTGCCAAATAGCTTTTGCGATCTGATCAAGTTCTTGAGGCCAACGAGGTGGATAACCTTTTCCTGTAATTGCTTTGTACAATTCCTTCCCTTGTTTTACGTCCTTCACTTCTTGCAGAACAGTAATCCAATCGTTAGATTCAATTACGGGCTCACCAGTAAGGATTTTTTCAGGATTTTCAAAGTAAGTAGGGCTAATGCCAATACCATCCTCAGTGATTGCGTCCAGAGTCTTGGCTGCTTCTTGTGTTGTAAGTCCCATAGCCGAGGCGGTGGCATTAATAGCCTCAGAGAACTTACCCAAAGCTTCAGTAGCCTCTTGCATACTTAATGGTAAAGCACCCATATCAGCAGACTCAACAAGATCAGACACAAGCTGTGAGTAGTCCTTGTCGGTTTCAACATAGGGTTGTTCAAAAACCTCAGTAGCAATCTCCTCAACTTTCTTAGCCAAGCGAAGAATATTTCCACTTACAGGTTTATTCTGTTGAACTGGTACTGAACTTCCCTTCCCACAAGTAGGGCAAGATGTAGACTGACTACCCTGAATCCCTGAGTTGCCAAGAGACTTAATCTGAACAGGGTTTTTTATTACCCGTGGCATTGCCGCTTGAGGCAGTAATGGCTGAAAATCAGCAGCACGTCCTTTAAAAGTTTGGGATAGTGTTAATACAATACCCTGAAAAGCTCTGTCTTGTCCTAGAGCAGTAAACTCAGCCTTTACATCTTCTAAGGCTTTAATCAATGTCGTTATATTGTCCATGTTGGTATTTAAATTTGTCTTTGTTCATAATTCGGACATCGTATCCTTCAATATTCTGGGTAAAAGTGAAACCTTTGTAATCAACCCCAGCATTAAGAATATCACCCGGTCTTACAATCATCCAAAACTCCCGACTTGTAGGGATAGTAAAATCAACTGCATCAGCCTCACCAGAACGAGTTTTCATGTTAACATTGACTTTCTGCGCCCTAACATGTAGTACATAGATGTAATGACCACCTGCAAGGGTTGAATCAAGATCAGCCAACTGCATTTCAAGATCAGCCTTTCGGAACTCGGCCTGAGCAATAGCATCAGCCAACTTCTTACCATCTTCTAGGGTAAGTTGTGGTTTTTTAACAGGCTCAACCTTTGGACGGGAGCACATATAACCAACGCCTAGAAACAAAATGAACGCTGATAAAGCGTAAGCTACAAATTTATTCATTGCTTTTTTATTGTTTTTATCCTACTACCTCCTCGTCGAAATCTCCCAACTCAGCCTCGGCAAGTACCTCAAGAGCCATATAACGAGTCGCGTCCCAACAATGGTTCCACTTATTTGTTGGTACTTTTTCATAGATACCCCCTTTGGTTTTCACCCAAACGTACTTCTCTTGCTCTTCCATCCAAGCATTATGAATTACAATGTATAATTCATAATCCTCAAGTAGTGCAATACCCCTACGAATAGAACCTCCTGACCTATTGGCAGACTTTATGTTAAAACCATCCTCCTCTCTAAGTAACTCAGCAATTTCTTGAGCCACTGCATCGTCCATAGAGATTAATTCATCAGTAATCCCTAGCTTATGAAGATTCTCAGCTATCTGAGTTCTCCTCATACCATTACCGTACATCAAGCACCTAAGGTACAAACGATTGGGATATTCAGTATCTAAACCACCCTCAATAAAGGCCAGGGGGTCTTTATTGAAACCATAATCCAAACCAAATCCCCGCTTTGTCAATGTTCTGGATTCAAATTCTCTATTGGTTATCCAATTTACATTAGGAAAAATGGCATCCTCAGTAATACCTGTTAAACCCAAGCCATAAACCCGCCATCTGTTTGGTTTATTCTCCTTCCAAGACAAGATTTTCCGCAACATCCGTTCTGGAATGAACTTATTGTTGGTGAAATTGCTTATCATCAGGACAGATTTTGGGTCTTTTGCCAAAACCTCTGTATGTACCCAAAACTTAGCGTTAGGGTTGTAGTCGATGATAGTTTTTAAACGAGTACGAACGTCAATCTGCTCAAAAATGTCAAACTCGATACCGTTTGCTTCATTCACAAAGGTAATATCTCGTTTACCTGATTTTGCATCCTGAGCATCATCCAAGGCTGAGAACTGTAACTCAGCACCGGATTTGAAATAATAAATGTTGTTGGTTTTATCGTGTTTAGTTATGTGTTCCTGAAGTAAAGGAGTTGTTTTTAAAATCTCCTTGAAATCAGCCATTGGGCCTTTACGAAGGTTGGGAAAATCCTGACCAACCACCAGCATTTGATAGGGATGAACCATCCCCTGCAAGCCCAGAACTTGCATTACACTATACGTTTTCGAGCTAGAAGTTCCCCCCTGTAGGACAAGTGTATCATACTTGTCCCAAACTGATAACACCTGCCAGAATACATCCGTGGTGTTTGTTTCGTTAAAAGGGGAACCTACGCTCTCAGCCATTTAATTTCTTTATATTGTCTTCAGCTACTTTAGCCAAATCCACTTCAAATTGAACAAGGAGATCAGACCAAGCTAGAAAAGAATCAGCTAAATACTCCATCAAACGAATTTTCTTTTCGGTAGTCAAGTTCCCTGCATCGTCACGTTGAATTTTCTTTACAATATTAGCTGTTAAGTTGGCTGTATACATCATCTTATTAGCTGTGCTCTTTACGTTATCCCAAGTAGCAACATTGGGGAATAGCTTTTGAAGTCCTTGGAAAGAGTCGATGTAAAAAGATCGAAAGGAGGGAAGGTCAGCTAACTTATGACCTAACTCATGGCAGCAGGTAGCATAATACCAAAGAACATCGCCATACTCAAGAAGATTGTCTCCTTTAAATGAGTCGGTGAGTCCTTGAGTTGCCCAAAGCTCTGCAACTTCGCCCACTTCACCAATAAGACCCAGAATAGGGTAAGTCAAATTTTTACCAACATTAGGGTATCTAGCTGTTTTCAGTGCTAGTTCCTGATAGTGGTTCAAAGTCAAGATATTCTGCATATTTTTCAAGAATTTGCTGCTCTAAATTCAATGCGTCTTGTTCTGTGGAAATTAATTGAACCCCGGATAGTTGAGGCATTTCCAGACGAATAGCATTGATTGTTAATGTGTTTATCGGTTTAACTGGGATAGTTGAGTTCCAATGTTTCTTCACATCCCAGTGATTTCCAAGCATTTGAAGTCTTTTTGAGACTTCCGGCATTGATTTAGCTGCCTCAAGCTTCAATTGAATTTCAAACTTACTACTATGTAGCTTTTCAAAAAAAGCATCAATAAAATCTAAATAGTGAGGATTGTCTGAGATCATCTCAAAATCCAAACCCTCAGTATCATAACCCTCAAGTAAACCATTTAACCATCTATGATCTATTCTTATAGAATCCCCCTTAGATTTAGCATAAACCCTAAAATAGACACACATATCTTTTATGGACATGGTAAAAAACTCAAAGCCATCTAAAGAATCCAGAGCCTCTATGATAATATCAAGATGGGTTTTAGTCATTTGCGGTTACTTTTTTACGATCCCTATATCTTTGAGTCTTTTTTCTATTGGATGAACGCTCACACTCAATAGAACCACATCGTTTGCTTTTTGCCAAAGCATTTGTAGAGAACTGTTTTGAGCACTCCTCACAAATCACTAATCTAAACTCCCTATTCTTCACCCTTTCTGAGGCTCTCTTTTTAAATTCCTCACATTGGGAGGGGTGCCTACCCTCTGATGCCAATTGCTTATTCCTTTGACGAGTTTTCTCTATCCCATCAGCGGTCTGAAAGAATAAACTCCCTTCCTCCGCCCTCCTCTTACTCGCTCTACTAGCTCTTTTAGACTGAGCTTCTTTAAACTCTGTTGTCTGTGAGGGGTGTAGTCCCTGAGAGGCTAGTAATTTACCCCTTATACTAGAAGAGTGTCTTGCTTCTGGGCTTTGAAGATAATGATTACCCTCAGCAACTAAATTCTTCTGAACCTCACTTATTAGAGCTTTTTGTGAGGGTCTTTTTGATGGATTGTTATCCCCAGACATTAACTGAAACCCCAAAGTACCCTCTTCAGCCCTTTTACTTGAATGTAATGATATGTGATCAAAACAATCCAAACAAGCTAAATTAGAGATTTCGTTATTTTTGTTGTTACCATCAATATGATGAATATGAAAGCCTTTTGGTACTTTGACATTATGAAATTCCCATACCAGTACATGAACTTTACCAAAGTACCCTTTATCTATTTCAGGGTAGTACTTACCCCTCCACACTTGACATAATCTACCCTTACCATCTGTGAAAATAGTAAAATCGGGAAGATCAGTTTTCAATTTTGCTGGCATAGATTATTTTTTAAATTAAAAAGTGAAATCCATCCAAAGACTTTGGGGGTAAGAATTAACTCCTAAGCCTTTGGATGGATAATGACCCAAAACTCCAAGTTATCTAGCGATTGGAGGGATTCACATAGAATATCTATTTCGTCTTTGGTCATATTTTCACATCTGGGTTTTTAACAGGTTGAGTCAAACCATCTGCATAGTAAAGTTTATACTGTTCAATCAGCCTGATCAGCTTTTGAGGGTAATTTTTGTCCTCAGCATAACCCCTAATTTTGAGCTGATAGGCGGCACTTTTGTAGTTCAATCCGTACTTAGTCCAAATAGAACCATAACGTTCATTTTTAAGCAACTTGCTATGATGACGTATTGACCACCAAGCAGATTTGTAAGTACAAAAATACCCCTCAGAATAAAGCTTCTTACCCGTAGCATAAGTCCTAGTCAATTCATTCCCCCAAGCCTTAATGCCAAAATGGTTATTGGAAGTCTGGGCCATGTAAGAAGTACCAGCGTCACTCTCTAAAATGGCCTGAGCCATAGAAATTGCTGCTGGGACTCCGTGAATTACCCGCTCAGCTACAAAAGTCTCCCAATACTTTTTAATAAACTTAGCATGTTTTTCAGGAACACCCCTCAAATCAGGAGCTAAAGCTTTACCATGCAAATTTAAACTCAAAAACAAAAGTACAATAATTAATCTCATATCCCAACTTTTTATTTAAAAATTTTACAGTTGTCTAATCATTCTTATAGAATCAGTCCTATTAACCTTAATATCTACATTGCGTAACAAAGTATCGTAATCTGGTTGATTTTCAATTTCTTCAGCACGTTGTTGCTCATATTCTGGCAACAAAGTTGGAAACCACTTAGCTAAATAAAATTTAATAGCATTTGGTATCCAAGCCCCATTCTGAAAAAAATCGTAATCGTCAACCTTGATGACTTCCCCATTCTTGCGTTTCCATTCCATTTAACAGTGTTTAAACAATGATATAAACATTTTTACTAGCCCTAGTTACTGCTGTATACATCCATCTCCGTTTTGTGTCGTAATCCCAAGGACGGACACTGAGAAGATTGTTTGCTAAAACTACTACATTTTCAACAGTTGCGCCCTGAAGTTTGTGGGTTGACAAGGCATAAGCATAATCAACCTGAGCGAAGTAAGCTAAGAAACTCTTCCATTGCCGTGCAAGTTCCATATAAGCTTGGCTTTTTGTCGGATACATTTTCTTAGCTTTGTCAAACTTCTCTACTACCCGGTCGTAATTACTCTGGCTTTGCTCATGTAAAATACGAATCTGAGCAGTTCCTTCTTTAGACGTATAAGCTATTTCACAAAGGTAATAAAAGAATGGGAGATTGTCAATAGTTTCCATCTCAGTCTGGTAACTTTTTACAACAAATTCGTCGTTGTTTACCAAAACTACCCTATCATCGACTAAATGACGACCTCCATTAGCTATCATTTTCTCCCCAAAAAGGATTTTATTCTCCTTAGCCTCATAACCATAAATAGCCTGACGGACAAAACTGTTCATCTCAGCTACCATTTTATTGGTAGCACATGCGATTTTTGCATAACTCGGATTGGCTGCATATTCACTACTAGAGAACAATTCGTTGATCTTATCCTTGATGAATTGTCGATCACCTTCCTCTTTAGAGCTGGCTATGTAAGTACCCCCAGATTCATTAACATTGTAAACAAACTCTTCTGGAAAATCCAAAGTAGTCAAAAAATGAGTTGCAAGATCAATTATTGGGGAACCATTTGCCTGACGTTCAATTTTTGTAAGTCTAACACCTTGAGCATCAGCACTATCAACAAAGATGTCTGGCTGACCTCCCTCAACAGGAGCTAATTGCTCAACATCCCCAATAAAGATCAGTTTTGTATCTCCCTTATATGCGATCAAAGCGTCAAATAAGTCATGGTTCAACATGGATGACTCATCAATGAAGATAATGTCATATTGTTGAATAGCTACCTGAGCTTGTTGAATAAAATTCAAATCAAAACTGTTTTCATCATCCCTTAGACCTAGCAGAGAATGGACAGTCCTTGCCCCATCAGTAGCAGGGGATTTTTTCTTGAGTTCTGCTACTGCTCTTTGTGTGGGGGCTGAGATACAAATAGAATAACCTCTAAGTTTATTCATCGTATCTCCTACAAGGTAAGTTTTCCCGGTTCCTGCTGCTCCGGTAACGTAGACATATTTGAAATCATCTTGACCTTTTACATGATCAAGGATTATGTCTTGTGCTTTTTGTTGCTGCTCATTCAACATTAGTCTATCTTTTTTCTAGTTCTTGAATTTTGTTTCTCAAAGCAATACGACTAATTTTGCCGTATTTTTCAAAATTATCTTGAAGATGACTTATAAACTTAGAAACATCCTCAAAAAATCCTTTAGGTAATGGGTGGGGTTTATCATAGATAATGACCTCTGACTTATACTGGTTTTGAAGAATTTTACCATTAGTGGCAAAAATACCAGCTTCCCATTTTCTGACAAACTTCCAAATAAGGATAGTGCCTTTAGGTTTTACTGAGTAGTAAATTTTAGTATTAGCCATTAGTCTCTTTGTTTTTCTAAATAATCAATCCGTTTCTGAAGTTTGGCTTGAAGCTCATCAATCACCTCATTTTTGGTTAATTTGAGGGCACTCCACGGTAACCTAACCACATCAGTATGAATAACCTCATGGTATTGGTTCTTGTACTCAGCAATAGTACCAGATACTTGTTTAACAAATTCCCAGACCTTAATCTTTGAGGCTGCGTCCGGCTTTGCTGAGTAGATATATTTTGGAAATTCCATCACACTTCAAATTTATAAGTTTCTAAAGTTCCTTGCTTGAATTTCTCAGTCATTTCTTGCAGTGTCAACCAAGCAATATCCTCATTAATAGGAGTGCAATTCTCATTTGCAAAATCAATGTGGATAGTTATCTGAGCATTATCATCTATAAAACCAGCTTCACAAGCATCATGGTGATCCCGGCAAAGAGCCATAAGCTTTTCTGGTCGATCAAGTAACTTTGAACCTCCCTGACCCCTTCCACCAATGTGATGAACATCCACTGATCTAGTATGATCTCCATGCATTACCTTGCAAATCTCACAACAAATATCAGTTGAATCACCTCCATAGAAGTGGTCTATGTAGACTTTAGTATGTTTTTTCATCGAATTATTTTTGATCCGTCCTCAGTCTTTACGACCTCAATTGTGTTTGTGTATAAGTGACTTTCGTTCAAATGACTGATAAAGTAAACTGCTTTATCCTTGGAAATCTGTGTGAAGATTTCCCGGATAGAATCAAGACCATCTTGGTCTAGTCCTATCATGGATTCATCAAAGATTATCAAAGAAGCTTTTGGAGCAATCAATTTAGCTAAGGCAAGTTGGAGGGCAAGTTCAACCCTAGCTTTTTCTCCCCCTGAAAGATTGCCATAAGGTACACTATCTCCGGTTAATCGCCAAATTTCCAGCTCACTTTTTGTCAACTTTTTCGACAAATCCATCGAAAATCTCAAACCAAAGCCAAAAAGTTGACCATAATAACTGATGTATTGATTGAGTTTTTGGAAATAAGACTGAGTAATGTGGGATTTAAGAGCATTCACCCCTAAAGACTTTACCCAATAATCAGCTTTTACTTTTTCAGTTTCGATTTCCAAAATATCATTTTGGCATTCTTCAATAGCAACCTGAGCAGAGTATAATTTTTCAGCTAGGTCTGCAAGCCATTGTACAAAATTAGGTTTTGGGGCGTTTTTATGTCTATCTACAGCTTGTTCAGCAGCTACGGTTTTTGCTTCTAACTTAGCAGTTTCTAAAGCCCAGCGATTATGTTTCTGATCAAACTCTTGTCTAAGCCTGTCAACATTAATAATGTAGCCTTGATACTCATTAATCAAATACTCAAGCTTACTTCTTTTCTCAGAGAATTGATTGATTATATCTCCACTAGGCCAATCAGACATAATAGATTCCCCTACTAGTCTCCAAGTGGCGTATTCGCGTAAGTATTTTTCGTTCAAATCAGCCCAAACCTGCTCATCAACTGTACTTTGCCCACACTTAGGACAAGTAGTTTCAGGTTCTTTCGGCACATTCCTATGATGATTAGCTAATTCCTGCTCCTTTAACTTGACTTTAGTGCCTAATTGATTAACTTCAGACTTTACTAGCTCAAGTTCTTTTTTCGCCTGTTCTAAAGTTTCCTCGTACTCTGAAGTATCAATAGTCTCATGCTGAGGTTCAGAATTTACATGATTCCTCAACTCAGCCAAACAAAGACGATGCTCAGTTTCCAAACGCACCAAGATGTCAGCTTGCTCTGCCTCAAAAACTTCTTTGCGTTGCTGGACTGTACCCCCCTCAAGTCTTAAATTCTCTAGTTCCCGATTTAGGGACTCTAGTTTGGATTTTTGAACTGCTAGAGCCGTATTGAGTTCTTGAGACTTTTGTTTTACTTTTTCACCCAACTGATCAACCCAATCCAACTCAAACAAAGTCTCGAAAAATTCACGTCTTTCCTTCTCAGAATAATCAGCTATTCTGACCCCACGTTGAGCCATCAG